CTATTGGATATGTGCTGTACTGCTCTCTTGAATGACTAGAGACAAGGTCATTTTTAATCATACTTAGTGGGTTTGGAATACTCCATGTTATCTTTGCTGGATTTGTTGCATCGACATAAATATCACAAGGAAGACTTAATATATATCCTGCTGTGATTGCATCAAATATTGGCATACATCTTTTTACGGTGCTTGTTGATGTTCCCTGTGGAAGTGCCATCTCTTCATTTATATCTGAAGGCATTTTTTTGTACCAGTCTGGCATACTTTTTGATGCTGGGATTGGCTCAGGGGTAAATGCTGGTGTTCTATCGTTGAATGGATAGAATTTAATTTTGCTCATAAAAGTTCCTAACTCTCTCTACTATTATACCATTAGCCCGAATAACCATGTTAAACATAGGAGACTGCCTTGGAATTTTCCCAAAACCATCTTTTATCATATGGCTTCCAGTATTTTTAAAGTGAAAGTTTACAAAAGGTGGTTCTATATACTGTGTCATTGGATCAATTCTTCTTGCTTCAAAAGATGTTGGATAGATGTAGAATGGAGAATTTTCTGCTTGCTCTATAGAAATGCTTGCATTCTCATCTATGATCCAAGGTATGTAGAATTTATAGGTCCCTGGAAAACATCCTTCTGGAAGAGAATCGCTTTCTTTAGCCTTATAATATTGTCTCATCCAAGGTCTATCAACATTATAAAACTCTTCTTCTTTTTGTTGCACAAGCATCTCAGCATGATTGCCTTGCTGCAAAACAATCTTCTCTTGATCAACAGAAATTAGTTTTGGTTTAATATAAAGGTTTTCTACATATCTATTGATTGGCTTCAAGATACTGTGCATATATTTTCCAGCAAGAACATTTTGATAATTTAACCATTTATCTGGAAGCCTTGAGTCTTTAGAAATATCAATAAATGATGGATCTATTGTCTCATACCAGACCTCGTAGTTAAAGCCTGACTTTGCATTCATTTCTGGCAAGTCTTTATTCATTTTATTCCTTTATTTTTAAAACATACATACACGGATCTCCGCCATCTTCCCACTCTTGTGCTTCTTCTTCAGTCATGTATGGATCACCTGTATGCGTATTACAAAATGGCTCTGTTACCCATCCTCTTTCTATGCCATTACTTAGCCAGATATTAAACTCTAGTCCATCATTATCATCTATCATTATTTATCCATTCTATAAAGAAGTCAGAGAACATAATGTTTGGAACAATACCTGGATGAGAGTTATCTGTTCCAATTCCAAATATATCTTGATGCTCAGAATAATCTGGGTCATCATATATTTTTTTAATTATTTCTTCTGGCTTAACTGTTTTGATTTTTTTAAATGTTTTTAGTCCTAGGGTTTCTCCAAAATTTCCAGTGTGGATATCCCAAGATGTAGAGTAAAGTTTTATTTTATGAGAAGCACAGTATGTTTCAAGAAGTGAATAGAACTGTTTAAATTTTACAAGTAATCTATATGCAATTTCTTTTGACTCTACTGTCAACTTCCAGTAGTCTTCGTCTCCATATTTTGCATGATTCTTAAGCATAAACATATCGTTATCGTAATCATACAAAGTTTCTCTTGTAAAGTCTGCAAAAGAAATACAAATGATGTTTGGATTTCCAAACTCAGCACAATATTTTATTATATTTGTAACAAGTATTTCAACGCTTGCACCCATAATTCCAAGACAATGAAAATCTCCTTTATTTTCAAAATCTAAAGAATTATACACTATCCTAGACCATCTAAACCTATCAGGAAGGCCTTGTCCAAAAGTTGCTGAGCATCCAGCAAAAAGAATATTTGTTTTATTTTGGTCTAAAACTTTAAAATCATCGCATCTATGTCCATAATTATTAGTCTTATATGAAACTCTTTTGTCAATATTTTCTTCTGGATATGAGAGTGTGCTGACTTCATTGTTTTCAAATAATGATTTATCTGCCTTGTCTATTTTATAAGACATTTGTGAATGAGCATACAGGTTTTCATTTGAAAGTATTTCTACAATCATTGGTCTTTCAGTCATGCTACATGCTCACTATGTCAACTGGTCCCATACATGATGGGTTAAACTTTATAGCAGCATTAACTGCTTGCATTACTCTGTTCCTTGCATTTTTCTGCTTATCTGTTGCGTACAGAACCCCATAAGCATACTCTGCGCCAGAACCCATGGCAAGGTATGGAAGTGTGTACTTAGATAAAGACATGTCAGCAGAACTGTGCTCATATATTTGTCCACGCACTGCAATAATCAAACCAAGATCTCCGTCTTTAGATGTGTCTACCCAAAACTCATTATAGAATTCACGAAGTTCTTTAACAAACCTTGTCTGCATAAACTTGTCTGTATCTTTAATATTTGGAGCAGTTGGCCTAAAGTTGTATCGGATTCTTTCTCCGTCCATTGCGCCAGCATACCCAATAAGGTATGGACCTATCTTCCAAACCTTTGGTGCTTCAAGTGCTAAAATAGTACCATCATCTGATGCTCCACGATCTCCAGCCATGTAAATCTTATCTTCATGGCGTACAACAGCAATACAAGTCATGGCTAAAGCCCTCTCCAGATAGGTGATACTCAAGTATACCATTGCCCAGAGAGGGCTGTCAACTACCGTCAATAATGACTAATTAGCCTTTTTATCTACCGTCTTAAACGCATCATTGATCTCTGCCAATGTGAGTTTTCCATCGTCCAAAAAAGCCCTTGCCAGTCTTTCAATGACTGTTGCTACACCTAATAGTCCTGCTAAGAATACTGCCTGCATAGTATCAATTCCTACTACTGCTCCTGCTCCTAGAACTGATAGACCAGATGCTGCAAATACTGCAAGAATTCTCATCAAGATATTTGTTATTGCTTTCTGTGGATGCTCTTTCTTTGGGGGTTCTACTATTTTTTTAGTTGCCATTTTATTTCTCCTTCCTTAGCGGGATTGTGATTAGCCAAATAATTGTTGTTGCCATTACAGCAATACCAACAATGTCTCTTGCTGATCCCGTCAAAGTTAGCCATGCGATAAAGAAGCCCAGGAGGGTGAATGCTTGTGCAATTAATTCCATACCTGCGTCTTTAAACCATTTAGTTAATCCCTTTAGCATTTTGCCTACCAGGTTTATGGCCTTATTGATTATTTTCATTTGTTCCTCCTTATCATTGCCCCTGCAATTTGTGATACGATGATCACTGGGACAATTACTTCTTGCGCTTTCTCTCTCTGATCATCTGTCATATCCATACCTAATTCAGAGAAATTAGATAGGAGTTCTACTGGATCAACTTCAAATACTGCTCCAAGTGGATCTGCTAAGAATGCTTCTGTTTGTACTTCTGTTACGGCATCTGCTAATGTAAATGGCATTGGGGTATCTCCTGCATCCCCTGCTCTTTCTGCAAACTCAACAAATGCTTCTGCAAGTTCTGGATTAGACTTCATCTGCTCAGCAATCTCTGCAACTTCTGAAGGCTTAATACCAAGATCTTCTGCAACCTCTTGCTTTGCTTCTTGCGTTAATGCTTTAAGTGTTTGACTAACCGCTGTGATTTGTTCAGCAGAAAGAACAACCAACTTATTATCCTTGCTTGTAAGGTTAGCAATAACTCCAGATAAATCTTCTTCTGTTCCAGTTCCCTTTTCAGGAACCAGGGCTGCTAATACCTCATCAGTAATTTCTACATCTGGTTCATTCCAAGGGTTCTCTTCTGGTTCTGGCTCTGGCCCAGGTTCTGGTGAAGGTTCTGGAGCAGGCTCTTCAGTTGTCTCTGGAATTGGTTCTGGAGAAGGCTCAGGGGTTGGGGGTTCCTCTGGGGTAGGCTCAGGTGTAGGCTCCTCTGTAGGGTCTACTGTAGGCTCTGGAGAAGGCTCTGGGGTTGGAGGCTCTTCTGCTGTAGGTTCTGGACTTGGTTCTGGTGTTGGTGGTTCCTCAGCAGTTGGTTCTGGGGAAGGCTCTGGGGTTGGTTCTGGGTCTGGACTAGCCTCTGGTGTTGGTTCAGGACTTGGCTCTGGGGTAGGCTGATTGTTTGCAGCGTTGGCTGCTGCCTGTGCAATAGCAGACTGAATTTCTCTTTGTAATTGTTCGTCATAGTAACGCCATGCGTTATCAATTGCGCTGTTAACATTACTAATTGCTTGATTGTATGCGCTGATTGCATTATTTTTATTTTGGAGTGCCGTTGCAACATTTAAAACTGAGTTGTTATACTCATTTGTTTTATTAGTTAGTGTTTGATTGTAACCATTTAATGTTGAAACTGCTTGATTATAAACATTTAGTTTGTCATTATATACATCTTGTGCTGAGTTCTTTGCAGCAAGTGCGTTGTTGTAGGCGTTTGTTTGTTCTTGGGTTGCTCCAGATCCATGAGAAAATGTATTAAGATTGCAACTAAAGTCTTGTCCCCATACTCTTGGGTTGCCAGCATAGTCACAACCTGCACTAGTCCACCCTCCAGGGATTCCCCAGCCAAGAAGGTAGGATCCAGGGCCTCCTCCGTTGTACCACCATATTTCTACATCAAAAACCTTATCACTTGTTACATCATATACTGGAGAGTAATCACTCCAAATTGTTCCTTGCTCTACCCAGTTATCAACAGCAAGTTGACCATCAATATACATTCTAAAACCATCATCTGTATAACCAGCAAAGTATGCTTGCGTAAACCATGATGGAACAGTTATCTGTCCAGTAAATTTAACTATAAAGTTTTCATATCTATTACCACAAACTGGGCGGGTCATATAGTTTCCATTTAGCGTTCCACTACATAAGAATTCATCTGTGGCTGCAAGTCCATTAACTCTAATTAGACTATAAACATCGTATGCCAAACCAGCAGAACCAGCACTGTCTAATGCTTGCTGAGCGTTTGAAAGATTAATGTTTGCTGCTCCAAGGGCATCGTAGGCATCATTTTTATTGTCTAAAGCAGTGGCTACTGTTACTGTTTGTCCGTCTACTGCTGATTGGGCTAAGTCTTTTTCTTCAAGTGCCGTGGCTTCTGCGTCAATGGCATCATCGTATAGGTCAGAGGTTTGAGACTGGACTGATTGTGCAGATACTGCAAGGTCATACTTGTCTTCTGCCTGTTCAATTAAGGATATGAATTCATCCTTGTATCCAAGGTCGTCGATGCTATCGTTAAGATCTTGTATTTCTTGTGCTGCAACTGTGAGGGGGTCATCAGAGTGGGCACCTTCTGGGGACATAAGAAGCCAGCCAAATGCTAATAGTGTGGCTGCTAGTATGCGTATTAGTCTTTTAATTTACCTTTCCCCCTTACAGACTGATGTCTGATAGGATGATTATACCATTTTATTGCACAAAAAAGGGGCTACCGTAATTGGTAACCCCTTTAATGTTGGACGAATTACTTAAGCAAAGCAACCTTTGCCTTTGGGTTCTTCTTGTTCCATTGAAGAGCCAACTTATTGAATGCAGCCTTTACAGACTTAAGTGCAGCAGCATTATCTGCTGTTAACTTAGCAATTGTTGCATCCTTAGCAAGAACAACTGCATCTGAAGCAGTCTTTGCATCGAGTGCAGCCTTATCTGAAACAGCCTTTGCATCAGCAAGTGCCTTAGCAGAAGCAGCCTTCTCTGCTGTAAGGGCAGCGTCTGAAGCAGTCTTTGCGTCAGCAAGTGCCTTATCTGAAGCAACCTTAGCAGCAGCAGCATCTGCAGCAGCCTTTACGACTGCAGCATCTGAAATTGCTTTAGCAGCAAGGGCTGCATCCTTAGCAGCAGTTTGTGCTGCAAGTTCTGATACTAGATCACGAACTGTGATTTCTGCAAACGGTGCAAGTGCACGAGCAGGAAGACCAACTACATCTGCAGTTGTTGCATCTGATGATGTTGTAGGTGAGAATGTGATTAGTGATCGTGTTCCAGTTGCTGGAAGTGTTGCAACAAACTTTGCAACTCCAAAATCTGAAAGTGTAGCACCAGTTGTTACTGTTGCTGTATCCATAACTGCTGTTGAAGCAAAAACTGTTGCAGTAATTGACTTAGCAGATACCTTGTTACCAAATGTATCTGTTGCAGTTACTGAGATGTCTTGCTTTGTACCAGCAGCACCTGTAGCAGGAGCGGATACTGTGAGAGTATTAATCTTACCAGCAGTTCCCTGTACATAGTATGTAAATGTAGTTCCCTGATTGGTAACTGTTACTGTTCCAATTGCTGTGGTCTTTGTATATACCCAGAATGTTGCAGTTGTTCCTGTACCAGTTGCAATTGTCAAGGTTGAAGAACCTGATGATGCTCCTACTGGTGCAGCAGATGTGTGTAGTGCAGACACGATTGTTGCGTTTGTTGCTACTACAGAAACAGTTGTTCCTGTGTCAACAGTTGCGACGAACTTAAGTGCGTCTGCAGCGTCAACTGTGTTGTCTGCAGGGACTGGTAATGCAGCAGGTGTTGCGATTGCTGAGGCAGTTGTGTTAGCCGTTCCAGCGAGATCGACAGCGACTGTCATTACAGCAGCGTTTGCAGGCGTTGCTACGATTGTGCCAATAGTCATGGCTGCAACCATGGCTAGGGCGATTTTCTTGAATGAATTCATTACTTATTTCTCCTTGTTTATAGTGTTTTTAGTCTGTCCAAATAATCTTTTATATCTTCTATTTGGCTAGGTTTATATTGTATCACGTTCTCAGGTAGAGTGTCAAACTGCTTAGGTCTATCCCTAAATGTATGAATATCTATCTCTGCATTATTATCTTTTGGGGTATGTGATATTGCCCCAAATATTGCTCCACACACAGCATCCGCCAAGTCCTTTGACTTTTTGCGTGGGTGGTCAACTCTATCATTTTTCATGATTTTTAACTGTGTCAATTCATCGAACAAAAGTTCGATTGCTGGCATGACTAATCTTTCCTCATACACAAGCATTGCCATATCCTCATAATGTTTTTTAGCAACAGAAACAGTATCAGTTCTCATTCCTACTTGCTTTAACTCATTTTGAATATCAAAAGATTGCCAACGGTCAAATGAAACCATTCCAATATCAAACCCAAGCCTTCTGAGGTTTTGGATCCACTGCTTTACCTCTGAGAGATTTACTGGGCCTTCAACCTTTGGCTCCCACCAAACAACAGCATCTACTATGACAATTGGAGCAACCTGTTCGTAATTATTGATAACTTGTATGTTTACCCATTTTTCTACATGAGCAATAGCAACAGCACACTTATCGTGTTTCTGTGCAAGGTCAGCATGTACATAATATTTCTTAGTTGGATCTGGCTTAAATGATTCATCAAACCTTTTAAATGTATCTATTGGGTTTCTTGATGTCATACAGGCTCTAACCTTTTCATGCTGTTTAAAGAATGCATCGGATGCAAATGTTGGAACACATGCAAAACGCATCATCGCATCTCCAAGGTCGGTATAAAAAGCAATCTTAAAATCATCAATCTTTCTTGTTGGGTTTACTTCCCATGTAGGTCTTTTTAGTGCGAAGACTCCTGGGTATTTGTATGAGATGATGTGGTCTTCATCCCAGGAAATTTCCAAAGAATTGTTTGGGTCATCATCTGGAAGATCTGGATTAAGAACAAACTTGTGAGTTCTTTCAATTGATTCTTTTTCAAGAATTACGTCATCATACTTTTCTGAAATAAAGTCACCTGGATATCTTGGAAATGAAAGCAAAACAACTTTGCCAAGGTCAGGAAAACGAGAGTCTACTGATCCACGGAAAGCCTTATAGATGTTGTCAGCAGTCTTTCCTTGTTCGTTTCCTGTTCCAACCTCAGATGCAAAGCCAGAAATCTCATCAAGAACGGCAAGAAGAAGGTTCAAGCCCTCATGAGATTCACGCTCTGAGTGACCAGAGTAAACGGTGATTGACTTATCAAACTCAATTGAGTCAGCCTTTGCATAAAACTTTCCTGCAAACCAGGGAGATTTTTCAATCTTTGTTTTAAAACCTTTAAAGAAAACATTCTTAGCCTGCTGTGCGTTAATAGCAACATTGATTAGGTCAATCGCATCTCCAGAAGGCTTACCAAAGTACTTTGCTGGGTCTTTAAGGCATAGAAGTTTGTATACGATATATGAGCATGCTACGGTTGATGTGAAGTCTTTTCCAGATCCCTTGCCAAGTTGCAGGATGATTTCATTCTTTGTATACTTGTCAAAGTATCTTGATCCTTCTTCTTCGCCCATAATCTCCATAAGATCTTCTTTACGATATATTTGACTCATTGCCTCGACAATGTCGTATTGAATATCAGAAAGTCCAGGTTGTCCAAGATACGCCTCGCCCTCAACAAATGTCTTAGCATCTACTGGCATCTCTTCAAAATGATTATCTTTTAGTACCTCAAGAAACTCATTGAACATCGTGGACAACTGTAATCACCTCATTGTCTTTTGCAAATGAAGATAGCCTACGCATAATCTCATCACGAACCTGTGGATACTCAGAAGCAATATCTTTTAATATTGAAACAAGAACTTCTTGACGGCGCTCAATCTCCATCATTTCTTCTGCTAACTCTTTATTCTCAAGAAGACCAGCCTTTTGTAGCATGTCTATACGCTTAGACTCAATGTCCATAACAAGTTTAATTGCTGCGGTCTTTGCACCAAGATTATTAGTCATTGATGCCTCATCAATAACCTCATATGTACGAGATACTAACTTACTATAGTGAGTATCTGCTGCTGCTAAGGCTTCTTTAGCACGGGCACGGATCGCATCATTTGCAGATGCCATAACTTTCCACTCATTAATAAGTGTAACAACTTTTGTTCTTGGTATGTCCAACTGCTTTGAAATTACTGTAGGATCATTTCCTTTTAGGTATTCTTCTACAACAAGATTGACTTGATCAAGGTGCTTAACTAAATCATCTTCAGTTGACATATTTTCCTTCTAACCTATTAATCTCATCTTTAATATAAAAGATTGCCTTTTCTAAATCCTGAATAGTTTTAGACTCATCTTTAAGTCCTGCTCTCCACAGATACTTAAATGCATTGCCAATATTAAAATTACGATGACGAGTTATTTCAATGCACTCAATACCAGATGGGTCTGACGTGTAGTGTAAAGGATTATTAACTTGATCAACTGTTATATTTAAATTGTCACTCATAAGATTCCTCTTCATCAAGTTCCCAATCAAATGATTCTGGAATTCCTTTTAGCGCAGCAAACGCAAAAGCAAAACCTACCATGCCTACTACGGCCATGGCTACCAACGTTTTCTCAAATTTACTCATCGCTTTGACTTCCTTAATCCAAATTTAGCAAGGTATACATAAATAGTTTCCACGCTCACTCCACACTCCTTAGCGATATCTTCTGGAGTTTTCTTGTCCATATGATATCTTTTCTTAAGCCATAGTTCACTTGTATATAGTTTAGCAGCCATAAGGTTATTTGTCAACCCCTATCGCTTTGTTCCAGTTTGATAACGCCCAATGGCCAATACCGCAAGCATCTGCTACATCGTTATCAGTAATAGTTCTATCATATATAGTATTAATATATCTTATTGTTCTCTGTTTTCTTAATTCTCTTTCGTGTGTTTTAAGCCATGACTCTGATTTCCCTGGATTTTGTGATTTAATTATTAATTTTTCCTCTTTGCTTATTTTTTTATTACCAATAAAATTCTGCCAAGTAATGGGAGCAACCTTGCCAATAACTTTTGTACCAACCTGACCAGCCGATCCAAGGATTGCTCCCTGAACTAAAGCAAGATCGGCAGCAGTTTTTGGGCTATTCATAAACACAGTGTGTTCAATTATAATTGCTTCAAAGCCACCATAGTAATCAAAAAAGGCTCTTACCTTTTGACCAGCATCCATAACCTTCTCGTATGTATCCTTACCCTGAAAATTAATCTTTCCAACAGCACCCAATGTTTTTTGTTGGGTATCAAACAAAGCAAAGGCAAGATTGTTTGTACTAGCATCAATAGCACATATTATCTTTGGCATAACCTCAAACCCCCATTTATTTTTCATCAAACATTGCCTTTATTTCTTTTAGTGTAAGATTAACTTCTTTTGGGCTGGCAATGCAAAAACTGCAAAGCGGGTCGTCATTATATATTGACAACTGTACTTGGCAGTTTGAGCAAAGTCTTACCTTGCCAATTCTTTTTTTACGCTTTGTGTAAACGTATCTTTGTGCAATGTTTTCTTTTGTTGCAGAGTTTCTACATTCTGCAGAACAATATATCTGATAAGATATTTTTGTTTCAAAGTTTACATCACACCATTTGCAATTCTTCACCAAGAACCTCCAAGGATTTGAGTTTTACAACCCCTGTCCCTGCAGACTCACATGCCTTTTTAATTGGGCATGACTTGCAAATTTTTGAATTAGATCGATAATTTTTTGTTGGCAAAGTTTGATTTTCCCAATTTTTTCTTACCTCTCTCATCCAATCAAATGCCTGGTCTACCCACCGACGGTAATGATCGTTTACTTCTACGGGCAAAATAAGAAGTTCATGATTGTTTTTATTTTCATAAATCAATACTCCCTTTGCCTTTTTAAAAATTTTCATATAAATTAACAACTGCATAAGGTGACCGCTCTTTGCCTTATTTTTTGTTTTTCTATACTCAAATCCTTCATTCATCATTGTCTTAATTTCACCAATGAGTTCTTCTCCTTGCCAGTCAAGCATCACATCGCCATATCCAAAGATAGGAGGATCATCATATCTAACCTTAAACTCTGTAGTATCTTCGCCTTCATCATCTTTATAGATTTTTGCAATTTTAGAATTCATCATTGCTGCCTGAATTCTTGCATGAGAAAGACTTCCAGCAGTCATATTTGCTGCGCTGTATGCATCTGCATTATCTTCAAACATTTGACCATCAAAAGCCAGATACCAGTACCTTGGACACTCTCCATGACCAAAAGCAATAGTTGATGGTGCAAACGTTTTCTTTGTTGTATGCTTATCAACTCTTTTTATAGTATAGCCTTCTTGAATTTTTTGAATCAACCCAGCAACATCCATAGGGTGGACTGGCTGCTCTTCTGGCTTTATCATAATCGTGTGCAATAAATTTTTTGTCATTGTTATTATTCTCGTTTCTGTTAATCTAAGTATAGCAGAAAATTACTTTGTTGTGTACTTTAATGCAGAAACAAGATTGTTAATTGCTTCGGCTGCGGTGTAGTATAAGTTCTTCTTTCCACGATCAGACTTATCTACATTTGCCATCCAGGTAGCCTTTAGGGCCATTTTTGCTGCAATTGCCTGAAGTCTAACTATCTCAACTGTTACAACATTTAAAGGAATATCTGGCTTTAATATAACCTTGGCAATAAATGTAAGAGCAGTAGTAAGTTCTTCATCTTCCATGTAGTCTGCAATTTCAGACAGACCATTAATCATACTAATAGTGGTTGTATTTTCTGACACGTCTTACTCCTAGTAACCAGTTGTCGGAGGTACAACATTATCACGAATAGCATCTTCATTATATTTCTGCCATGCTTTTTTAAAATCTTCTCGTTCATTTAATGTCTTTGAGTAGTTTGCTCTTGCTTCACCATTTTTAACTGGATCAATTGGATTAGTTAGTCCAGTAAATCTATAGTTTGTGGTTGGGCAATAGTCAAGACTTAGAATTTCAAGAAATTCTCCTTCTTTCCAATTTCTTTGTGGTCTCCAGTGAATTTGATTCACAGCAGAAAAAATAATTGTTTGTCCAGGAGCAAGTGAATACGTTTTGCCATCAATAATTAAGTCCCAGACAATATTAGAGCCAAAATTAGTATTTACTGTAATAAGATTTTCATCTGCATCAATATGTGGTGGTAGCATAGGATTGTGCTTGCCCTCAGAAAAATCTAAGTTATATTCAATATAGTTATAGTGACATAAAGCAATGTCTCCATTATAAAGTGGTTTAACAATACGATCAATTTTTTCTTCAATATGTTTTGGCATTATAAATTCAATAAGTTGTCTAGACATATGAGTAATATTTTTTGGTCTAAATCTTCCTGCAGGAGTTGGATCTTCTTCGTGCTGCTCGTTTGGTCTATAGAATACTGGCTCAAGAGATTTTCCATGATCAAAAATTGCACGAAGTTCTTCTGCATCTTCTAAACTATAAATATCATCTGCATAAAAAGGAAGTTCTTTATTATATTTTTCCATTGTTGTTAGGTATTGGTGCATTGGTGCATTTTCTCTTTGATTATTTTCCATTATTTTATCCCCTTATCTCGTTTTCTACAGAATTTCTTTCTTTTTCAAAACTATTATTTGAGTTCTTATCTTGATATCTCATTTTGTCAATTGATCTATCGTCTGAATTTGATGTCCAAGGTTCATTGTTTTTTGACCACTCGTTCCATCTTTGCAAACCAATTTGTCTCATATTGTTAACATGCTCTATAGTTAGTGGATCTTCCATACCAACTACTTTAAAATGACAAAAAATCATTTCCATATATTCGCCTTCTAAAAATTCCCTTGCTGGTCTCCAGTGGACTTGATGAGTGCCTGAAAAAGTAACCGCTTGATTATCTTTTAGTGTATATGTTGATTCATTGCCAGCATTGTCTACAGAGATACCCCAATCAGTATTTGCTTTTAACTGTATGTCTAGTGTTATTCTTGGTGAATCAAATGCTTCATCTGTATGAGGAAAGAGTAAAGGCCAGTAGGTATATTTTTGACAATTTGATTTTGTCTTTTCATATCTAGAAAAGTTGTACTCTGATAAAACTACTTGTCTTCCATACATGTTGCTAACTAGGTCTTCAAGTTTCTTTTCAATTTCTTTAGGGAGTTCTATGTGCCACGTATTATATCCAAGGCTTTTTACAAAGTCTGTCTTTGTTGTTGATGATACCAAATTGTAGATATCAGAAATTTCTTTTTCCGTAAATACAGTTTTTACTACTACGTTTGCCAAGTTATTAAGCATGTTGTTCCCCATTTCTATTTTGTAATCCATTATAAATATCACTAATCTTTTTTCTATGATACTCTTTCGTATCAAGTCGTAAATCAAAGTATAGCATTTTTACATATTCTCCGTTGTTCCAAACACGCTTTGGTCTATAGTGGCTATAGTCTAATGGTCTTAAAAGTAGTGCAGAGTTGTCTTTGATTATGTGTAATTCATCATCTACACCAATAGCCCAGTCTACAGTAGACTCTAATTGGTAATCTAAGATTAAAGATGCTTTGCCACCATCATAGTGTGGGGACAAATCTGGCGTTCCAAATTTTGGATTGTACTCTCCATACGTAACTGTATTATTCATCAATACATACTCATTTGTTGACTCTTCTTTATTTACAATAGAGTAAACCTTTTCAACAATATTATCTGGTAATTTAATTCCAGAGCAGGTAGATCTTCCAAGTTGTTCTTGAATTTTTACAATTGTGTCTACATAGGTATACTTGCCATGGATCTCATCTACCCACTCAACATGCTCTCTGCTCGATAGTTCTTCGTTGATGGTAGCATAAAGTTGATCAATCTCTTCTTTAGAGAAAACATCATCGATAATAATAGAGTTCATAGTTCTATTATACCTTATCCACTAATTGTTCTAGAATAGACATTTCTATGACAGCAAGCCTCACCTTTGAGTTCCCCTCGCCAAGGGCAATAACAATGGCTGGATCATTGCCATTTCTAATAGCATCAGTAGTGGCCTTTGCCCAAATCTCTTTATTTAAAGTAAAGGACTTTCCAACTTCTTTAAAGTCAACTGTAAAGTTTTCCCAGGTGGCATCTCCTTTATGTGTGCCACGGCCAGAGTTCTTGTGCTGTTTAGCACCTATTCTCTTGGACTCACTCTTCTCTGTCATTGCCCTTCCATTTCTGCTTACCAAATTTAACGGTACTTAGATGCTTATCTTTACACATCCAAGTCATCTCTTTAGTTTCTGCATAAAGCCTTAATGTTTTTACTTCTATCTTACAAGTATGGCAAACAAATTTACCTTCATAAATTGTATAGTTAGGCACTTAGTTTAGCCTTGATTGATTCCTGCAAATCAAGATCCTCTCTTACACGATTAACAAATGCTTCTTTACCCTGAACCTTTGTGCCGTCAGGAAGTATATACCAAGCACCTGTGCGTTCTACAATGCCATTTAGTTCTGCGGTAGTAACCAAATCACCAATGGTATCAAGACCAATATCGTCACCTCTGAAATAAAAATCATACTCACCAGA